ATGGCAAGCGCATATCTTGGCGTTAAATTTGACGATGAAATCAAAATTACTTTCAACGATATGAGCAGAAAAGACCCGCAACAAATGAAGCTGACGGCTATGCAGGAGGTGTCGGCTGGCTTATTAGATAAGCACGAATACCGACAAATGTTTTATGGCGAGGACGAGGAAACGGCAAGGGCTAATGTTCCAGAGCCGCAGGCTATAGGCGGTTTCTTTGCTTAGTTCAAGATTTATGATGCGCTTGCCCGATGAAATTGTTTCTCTGTACTCTGAGATGGAGGGCGAGCTTATAGCCTTGCTAGCCGAGAAGCTTGGGGACTTTCGCAAGTTCACAAGTGCGCAAGATTTACAAACTAGAATTCTTGCGTCATGGGACAGACAAGCCGTAATCAATATAATCGAAAACGCAAATAAAAAACTTTCCCCGAAAGTCCAGGCGGTTTTTGACAAGGCTCTTGAAAAAGGAAACGAGGGGCTGGCGTTAGACAAGGTTCAAAAACAATTGGTTCGACAGGTGTTAAATAAGCCGGTACACGACAAATTCTCTGCGTTAGGTTTAGTAGACGAACGCATAAAAAGATTGTCGCTAACAATCGCAGACACAGGACAAACCGCTTTCATAAAAGAAGCATCTCTTGCTTTTGCGAAAACAAATTCAGGTGCGTGGAGCTATGACGAAGCCATAAAAAAGGCAATTGATAACCTTGTAAGTAACGGAATTAAAACGGTTCAGTATTCAAGTTCAGGAGCAACAATTGTCCGCAGTGTTGAAAGCATGATAAGAACAAACGTTCTTACTGGAGTAAATCAAGTAGCACGAGAGCAAGCATTGACACAAGCCGAAGTCTTAGAAACAAACCTAGTTGAGGTCTCTGCACATCTTGGGGCAAGACCAGACCATGCAAGATGGCAAGGAAAAATTTTCCAGATTTATGGCGAAAGTAAATTGTATAAAAACTTGAAAGAAGAAACTAGGCTTGGGGAGCCTGATGGGTTACTAGGGATAAATTGCCGTCATTTTTTTAGACCATATGTATATGGAGACGAAAAACACTTTTCAAAAGGAGAGCTTGACGAACTAAAGGAAACAACCGTAAGATATAATGGAGAGGAATTTAATCAGTACAAGGCAGAACAAAAAATGCGCACCATTGAGAGACAAATGAGGGAAGAAAAAAAAAGGATTGGAGCTTATGAAAAAGCAAATCTTGACGCAAGCGCACCAAAAGCAAGATATAAAAAACTTAACGAGCTTGCTAAAGACTTTGAAACACAAACAGGTATAAAGCTAGATAAAACTAGAGTAAATGTTGGTTGACCGCACCTAGAACGGCAAAGCACATAGCGGATAGTAAAACGCTTAAAAAAACTTAAAGAGGTGTTTATGAGGACGGATTTTTTAAAAGAACTTGGCTTGGAAAAAGAAGTCATAGAAAAAATCATGGCAGAAAATGGAAGGGACATTGAAAGGGAAAAAGAAAAAGCAAACGCATTGTCTTTGGAACTTACAAACGTCAAAACTCAATCTGCCGAACTTATGCAGAAACTTGAGAGTGCGGGGGACGTTGAAAAACTTAAAGCGGACTTGAAAGAGTGGCAGGATAAGGCAAAAACGATTGAGAGAGAGAGTCAAGCGAAATTAAAAAGATTGGAAACTATGAGAAAGGCGAGTGATTTTGCAAGCAATAAAAAGTTTGCAAACGAAATCACAAAAGAGGCTATCACTTCTAGGCTTGTTGAGCTATTAGAAAGTGAAGATTCAAAAGGCAAGTCGATTGACGATTTGTTCGATGGGTTGATTGAAGGAAAAGAAAATGTTTTGCTTGACGAAAGCAAACCAGTGCCGCCGACAGTAACAAAGATGACTGGAACAGGTGGCGAGGAAGACGGCGTTATGCAGGCGTTTAAAAAACTCAATCCTAATTTGAAATTATAAAGAGGTATAAAATGGCAGTAACTTCACAAGATAGGTTTGCAAATTTAGTTGACGCAAAATTACGGGATGCAATCGTACAAAAAAATGGTTTTGTTTGGAACAACAGATATGAAGGCAACCCTAAAGCTGGAGCAGTAAAAATTCCAGTTCGGGACACCGAGGCGGTAGTAGGCGATTATGCAAAAGACAATGCAAGTGCAGGGGCATCATTCACTCAAGCGGTTGGTAGCTATCTTACACTAGCTATAAACAAAGACATAGCAGTAAACGAAAAGATAGATGGTTACTCTGTTGACTCTGTACCCGACAACATTCTAGCCGACCGATTGGATAGTGCAGGTTATTCTTTAGCATTGCGAATGAACGCAGACGGAACGAAAGAACTCCTTAACGCAGAAATCATAGCGTCAACAGAATCGCTAACCAAAGACAACGTATATGCGCAGTTTGTAGATTTGCGTACTGCACTTAGTAGGGAGAAAGTTCCTACACAAGGCAGATTCGCACTTGTAGCACCAGAAGTATATGCACTTCTTCTCAAGTCTCCCGAGTTCGTTAAAGCATCGGACTTGGGCGACGCAGTCGTACAATCTGGAGCCGTTGGACAAACAGCAGGCTTTTTAATTTTTGAAGACACATCTTTGCCTGCCGTTGTTTCGGTTATAGTTGGGCACCCCGACTGGTGTACACGTGTAGAAGAATGGGCGGTTTCTCCAAAGGTACAAAGCCTTGACGGCTCAGGGAACTTTATCGGTGAGGTTGCAATTCAGGGGCGAAAAATTTACGCACACAAATTAACTAAGCCTCAAACTGCAAGACAGATAACCAGTGTGCTTGCGCCGACCATAGAAGTTACAGGAGGAGGTGCAACATTCACAGTAACGGCAAACGCTGGCAATAATTTAAGCGGCGGGACTTATACTCTTGAATATAAACCAAATTTTATCGGGAATACCGCGACAAATGTAATCAATACTGTAGGTGTGCCAACTAGCGGAACAGGCATAACTTTCGTATCACTAGCAACCACAAACGACACCTATACAGGCGATGTTAAGGCACGAGTCAAGCTTGTATTAAGCGGCAATACTTATTATTCTGGATGGGTATCAACTGGTACCGTAGTTTTTACTAAGTCGTAAAGGGAGTGTAGCGGATGAACGAATTTAGTTATCAAGATTATTTAAATGCTGGTTATTCCGCTACACCTCAAGCAGAGTTTAACAGAATTGCAAGCGAGGTTTTTTATTTTTTCGACTCGCAATTAAAACCACACTGCACGAAAGCAACAACAGAAAACATTGCGAAGTGCTTGGGGGCGATGGTTGACCAAAAATACTTTGACCAGAAACAACTTGGTTCAGAAAGTATAGCTGGTTATTCATACACACAAAGCGAGACGCAAAAAGCAAACGCTAAAACGACACAAGCAAGCTGGGCGTACTTTGCTTTTATTTACTGTGGACTTGTGAGGGCGGTAAGATGATTAGCAACATGATGAGCGACAGGATTCTTACGCATACGGCGACCTATTACAAATACAAAGACACAGACAGGAACGGCAAAAAAACTTTTGATGTTTTGTATTTATCTAGTGTGCGGTTCACACTTGTTTTAGGTAAGGGTTCACGCACAGAAGGCGCAAGCACAAACGACACGGTAAAGCTTTACATCGACGGCGTAAAGAGCAAGATTACAAAGCAAGACGGGACGGAGGTTGCGTTCGAGAATTTTGCGCCGTCTACAAATGATAAACTTTTTTTTCACGGACGAGAACTTTTTGTTTATGAGGTGTCGCCCGCCTTCGACAGCGCAGGCATACATCATTACGAGATTGGCTTAAAATGACGGTTGATATAAAGCTTAACACAATCGAAGTCGAAGCACAGCTTGAAAAGCAAAAACAGAAAGCGCAAAAACTTTTAGACCACATGGTTTTAAGAGATAGCGACAAATACGCTCCACATAAAACAGGAACCTTAAGAAAAAAAGGTTTTGACACCGTTCTGGGGAGCGGTTTTGTTATCTGGAATGTTCCATATGCGAAAAAAGTTTATCACGCAGGTGGTACACCTAGTCAGTTAAAGAATCCTAACGCACGGCGAAAATGGTTTGAGGTTGCGAAGGCAGAGAAGCTAGACGAGTGGATAAGGCGGGTTAATGATGAGTTTAGTTGATAGTGTAATAAATTTTCTTGAGGAAGAATTTAAAGACGAAGAGCCTGTTTTTAAGTTCTACATTGACGAGATTCCCAGTCCAGACGTTGAAGCAATCGTGCTTAGACATGACCCCTCACAAGCGAAGACCAGAAGCTTTGTGGACGGCACGAGCTTGCAATTTAATTCAATCGGTTTTTATTCAAGATTTTCAGACAAAGAAAAATCTAGGGTAATTTTGAAAAAAATATCTAACGCTTTAGATAATTTGCAAATAGAAAATAAATTTGCTACGCTAACTATTGAGGTAAGCACGCAGATAAGCTTTGCGTATACTGATGATAAGGAGCGGGCGATTTATACGTTTAGCGCAAATGTCGAAAGCAAACTAAAACAATAAAGAGAGGTTAATATGGCACTAGTTAATGGCGATTTGATAAAAAAACAACACGTTGCGCTATTTGTGCGAAATAAAGGCGCACCAAGTTTTATTCAGATTCAAAAATCAACAGACAACACAATCACGCCGAACGCAGAGACAAAGGAATTCGACTTCATTGTAGATGAGTCGCCGACAACCGTTGTTGATAAACTTAAACACACCTTATCGCAACCAATTACAATGTTTAAGGGCGAGAGAGATTTTGAGTTTTTCTACGACAAGTTTTTGAATCAAGCGGTAGGCGAAGACGCAAAAGGTGAAATTCTTATCGCTTTCAAGGGGCTGGGGAGTGATTCAACCATCGATGGATGGTTAAGCGAGGCTACCTTTATTGTTGACAACTTCAATCCTGTTGAAAGTGTCTTGACCGTAAATATTGAACTTACAGGGACAACAGACATAGGCAAGATTGTAATCACGGACGGAACGCCTGTATTCACAAGCTCAAAGCAATCCAACTCATCGGCAAGAATTCTTGTCGTAGATGATGCGGATGCGCCAGTAACAGGCGCAAGCGTAACCATCGGCAGTGTTCAGAAAATAACTGGAGCAACAGGATTAACCGATGCATATACACTAAAAGTTGGCGAAAACTATACGGCGGTAGTCTTGAAAACAGGATACCAAACACTTGCAACTCCAATAACGACCGCTAGCATAATCAGCGGAGTTATAAAGCTTGAGTTGGTAGACGCATAATGGATTTAACAAAACACGTTTTGCAAAATAGCGTCATTGTTCACGGAACGGCATACAAGATAAGAACCGAGCATGCTTATTGGTTTAGATTTTCGGAGATTATCAATGGCAAGCCGTTTCTTTCTGACTTTGATTTTTTGTACATTGGGGCAGTCCCTGATGACAGAGCCGAAGGCGTCAAAGAATTACTAAAGTTTTTTGCTCCAAAAAAAGAGCTACCGAGGGCAACGGGCGAAATTTGCGAACGTGTTTTGGATTATGAAATTGATAGCGATTTAATTTACGCAGGGATTTTACAACAATACGGCGTGGACTTAATCGACACGCCTACTCATTGGCATAAGGTTAAGGCGATGATAGATGGGCTCACAGGGACAAAATTAAACGACGTTATAGGATTTAGGTTGGCAGATTCAAAAGACAAGCACTTGCGCAAATACAAAGAAGCTTGGCGATTGCCAAAAGATAAAGAAGAGCAAAAAGAAGAACAAGAATTTAAAAACCTTTTTTACAACACCTAGGGGGTGAAACATGGAAGACGGCAAAATAACAATTAAAACCGAGATAGACACCAGCGAAGTCGAAAAAGGTTTAGGCAATGTAAAAAAAAATCTTGACGCCGTAAAAAAACCTGTAGACACCGCAAAAAAAAGCACAGACAACCTAAATAAGAGCCTCAAGGACGCAGGCAAGGCGACAAAAGAAACCGCTAAAGAAACAAAGACCCTTTCTGGTGGTATGAAAGATTTTGCATCTTCCGCTTTACTGCCTATCGCATCGGTAGCAGGAGCTGTTGAAGCTTTCAAAAAACTTGTTGTAGGTATGCGAGAGGCAAACCTTGCATACAGGGCGCAGTCAGATTCCGAAACAATGCTTGCGCTTGCGATAAGAAACAATCCGTATGTAACTGGCGAAGCAGAAACGAGATTGAAAAGTTATGCAAAACAAATGCAGGCGGTTACCGCCGTTTCAGATAATGAAATTCTTGAGAGTATGCAAAAGCTTATCACTAACGGACGCACAGAGGCGGAAGTTTTCGATATAATCGGCGCAGGATTAAACCTTGCAGTTAAAGAAGGCATAAGCCTAGATTCAGCAACCGACCAACTCAACGCAACTTTTTCGGGAATGGCTGGAACACTTGGGCGACACAACAGCGCAATAAAAAATCTTACACAAGAACAGCTAAAAAACGGCGAGGCTGTTAAGCTTGTGTCGCAAGCTCTTGATGGATACGCAGAGGCGACAGCTAACGCAGACGCCAAAACCGCACAAGCAAAAAAAACCTTGCAAGAATCCCTGGGTAAAGTTTTTGAACCAACGTTTACTTTGCTTGACGAGGTTATGGAGCGGTTTTATACAAGAGCGTCAGAGACGGTACAAAAATTTGGCGACTTCTTAGATAAGAATTCTAAAACGTTAAAAACAACAGTCGATGTTGTAAACTCAATGTACGCAAGTGGCGAGGGCGTAAAACTCATAGATACAGACGCACTTAAAGAAGCCGAACGTCTTCTAAAAATTAAACAAGAAGCAAATAATCTTGAGCGTATATCGCTTGCTGAGCAAACACAAGTAACGATAGATAGGCTAAAAAAAGATTTAGAAGATTCAAAAAAAATATTGAAAGAAAAACAATATGAAAAATACGAAAAAGAAACTTTGAAAGACATAAATTATCTTGAGGAAAAAAGACTAGAACAACTTTACACAGCGTATTCAAAAATCACTGCCAAAGAGGAACAAGCATTAATTTTTATACAAGAAGAATTATCGATACGCAAGAAAATAGAAAAAGAAAAAAAAGAAGAAGAGGCTCGGTTAAAAGAAATTGAAGAACAAGAAGCGTTAAAGCTTCAACAAGAAAAAGATTTGCTATCATACATTGAAGCCAACACTAAAGCAAGGGAGCGGGCTTTATTATCGCTTGAGGAAAAAGCACGGCTTACAGGCGAAGAAGTAAGCAACGCCGAAAAGTTAGCAGTGTATCAAAATAGTTACGTTGACCTTATTGCGAATTCAGACGGACGTATAACACACCAAAGCAAAGAAGCAAAAAAACTTTTAAGTACTACACAGGAACTTTACAAGTTAGAACTTGATAAGATGAGCGCAGAAGAACAGCGAAAGAAAATTCTCGAGGACACGC